GGAAACTGTCGGTGTTACTACTTTGGGTAGTATAGGTGAGACGGTTAAAGGACCTGCTTTTCAACCTATGTTTATCAGGAATTTCGATGAATTCCAAACGACTTTCGGTGGAACTGATCCACAAAAATTTAAAAATACACAAATAGTTAAATATGAATTACCTTATATAGCTAAACAGTATTTATCTCAATCAAACCAATTATACGTAACAAGAGTATTGGGTTTATCTGGGTATGAAGCTGGTATGGCTTGGTCTCTTAAGACTATGGGGGCTATTGATGATACTACGTTGGCTACAACTGGTGTTACTAAAACATCTATATCTTTTGAATTTGATACGGCTACAGATAGTTTTTATGTACCTGGTGTCTCTGGTTCTACTGAACTTATAGCATATGTTTCTGATGAAACTGGAATATCGGAGGATGAATTTTCTGTTGTATTCAATAGTTTCTTTACTACTATAGGTGGTTATCAGAATGCACAATTTTACGATAAAAAACATTCTATGTACTGGGGGTTATTAACTTCTCAGTTAGAAACTGATATTGATGCTGATGCTATAGTTTCTAATGGATTGGCACCAGATTACGTAGATTCTTATAATCTACCTTTAAGTGTACCAGCTTCCGATAGAGATTCTTACATATTAAATAATGAGATGATTTATAATTCAAGTACTGGAGAATATGAAGGTACTAGTTTTGGTCTTTTCTGCCATTCTTTCAGTCCTAGTGGGGCAAGTACTATTACTGGTGAATTAGAGTTATATGTAACTCATTTATCAGCAAAACCTAACGAGGAAGGTCATAATAAAACCGTTGCTACTTTAAGAAGTAGAGGTGGTTATGTTAGTGATAGGTTGATTTTTGATGTTGCTTCTTTAGGTATGTCTTCAAAAGACGAGTTGGTTAACGACCCTTATTTAGCATTCGACTTGACGGGTACAACTGCTAATCCAGCTGGTAATACGTTTTCTTATACAGTTTCTTTAGATAGAGATAAATCTAATTATATAAAGAAAGTTATTGGGTCTACACCTAATGATAAAGATTCTATGATATTTGTTGAAGAAGTTTATGATAACTCTTTAAACTTAGGTAGATTACAAGGTAAGATTAAAGGATTACATACTGAGCTAGTAGCTGAAAATGATTGGGATCATTATAAATTCCAATTCCAGTCACCAGTAACACCTTTTATAGTATCTGAACTTAGAGGTGGGTTACCACAAAGATTGTTTAGATTAATTTCTATATCAGATGGTACTAACGCTAACTTTGAAATTAAGTTATCTATCGCTAACGTAGATTTATCTAAGAAGACATTCGATTTATATATAAGATCTTTTAAAGATACTGATAAATCACCAGTTATTTTAGAAAGATTCCTTGATTGTACTATGGATGAGACATTAGACAATTATATCGGTAGAAAAATTGGTACAATAGATAATAAATACCCTTTAAAAAGTAGTTATGTCGTTCTTGAAATGGCTAATAACGCACCTTCTGATGCAGTTGCTGCTGGTTTTGAAGGATACGAATTTAGAGTAGATGATGCTGGAAGCCTTTCAGTACCAGAAATGCCTTATAAATTAGAATATTATTCACCTGGTGATGTTATATTCGACCCACCTTTCGATAACGCTGTTGTTTCTTCTGGTGATGTTGTACGTAAACATTATTTAGGATTCTCTAGCCAGTTTGGTTATGATCAAGATTTATTACTATTCAAAGGTAAGAAAAGTATATTAGGTGATAACGCTTATAATACTGGTGATGATTACAATACTAAAACAAAAGGATTCCATATGGATGTTAACGCATCTTCAATAATCGACTCAGTTACTAACAGCGAAGTTTTCGCAGTAGGTGTGGGTACTTTTAATGATCCTATCGTTGTAGATGGTACAACTACTCACCCTTATAACAGTATGAGAACTAGAAAATTCACTTGTTTATTTTCAGGTGGTTTTGATGGATGGGACGCTTACAGAGTTAATAGAACAAATACAGATGACTACAAAGTAGGTAGAACTGGTTTCGTTAATGGTGTTTTCGATACGTTTACTAATGTTGAATATGCTGAATTATTCGGTACTTCAGATTATTATGCGACTTTATACGGTTTAAGAACAATGCAAAACCCAGAAGAGATAGCTATAAACATATTAACTACACCAGGAATTGATTTATTAAACAATACTGACTTAGTTAGAGATGCTATTGAAATAGTTGAAGAGAAGAGATTAGATACTATCTATTTACCTACTCTACCAGATATTAAATTACTTAACAATAATAACCCTTCTGATTCAGAAAGCTGGTATTATGCTGAGGATATAGTTGACGAGTTAGAGAGTACTGAAATAGACTCTAGTTATACAGCTATATACTACCCTTGGATACAGATAAACGATACTGATAATAATGCTAACCTATATATCCCACCAACGGCTGAGGTAGTTAGAAATTTAGCTTATACAGATAACGTTTCTTTCCCATGGTTCGCTACAGCTGGTTACAACAGAGGTTTGGTTAAATGTAATAGAGCTCGTATAGCTTTAGATCAAGAAGCTAGAGATGTACTTTACCCAGGTAGAATTAACCCTTTAGCTACATATTCAGATGTAGGGGTTGTTATATGGGGTAACAGAAACTTACAAGTTAAATCTAGTGCGTTGGATAGACTTAATATTAGAAGACTATTACTTCAAGCTAGAAGATTAATTATGAGTGTCTCTAAGAGATTATTATTCGATCCGAATGATACTACAGTTAGAAACCAATTCCTATCATTAGTTAACCCTATATTGGATAACATTAGAAAAGAAAGAGGTTTAACAGACTTTAGAGTTTCAGTTGAAATGGATATTGAAGATGGAGACAGAAACACATTAAGAGGTAAGATTTTTATTAAACCTACACCAACACTTGAGTTTATAGAACTTGAATTTACGGTAACACCTCAAAATGTATCTTTTGATGATATTTAAATAACATAAAATAATAGAAATTAAAAGAGAGTATTAATTTACTCTCTTTTTTTTTGTTTAATAAAGTTTTATATAAAAATCACTCAGTGCGTAAATAGTTAAGAATAGGAATCTAAATGATTGGTCTATTATAGAAATCAGAAATAGATGCTATCGGCGCTGGATAAATAATAATATAATAAAGTTATTATAATTTATATATATAAGGGTACCTATATTATATTATTATAATATTATTATATATTATATATTATATATAAGGTACCTATATTATATTATATATTATTATATATATATATATATTATTTATATATAGGGGGGTCTGGATAATAGCCTTATCAAAAATAAGGATTGAAAACCACAAAGTCAAGTTTTTAGTAAATTATTTTTGATTTTTTTTAATAAAAGAGGTTTTGAGACTATTTATATTAAACAATAAAGTATAATAACCAACGTACCTGTAGGGGTCTAGCAAATATAGTTAATTAAATCGTAATTAAATAACTTTTTTTTAGAATTATCCGTACAAAGGGAAAATTGGTGATATTTATAAGAAACAATAAAGAAAATTTAAATATATTAAAATATGGCTAACTTATTAATGAAAATGCCTGTTCCTTACGAACCAAAGAAGAAGAACAGATTTATTTTAAGATTTCCAAGTTCACTAGGTATTAACGAGTGGTTTGTGATATCTACATCTAGACCAAAGGTTACAATAAATGAAGTAGAAATACCTTTCTTAAATACCTCAACTTATGTTGCTGGTAGATTTAACTGGGAATCTATTGATGTTACCTTTAAAGATCCAATTGGTCCTTCAGCTTCTCAAGCTTTAATGGAATGGGTTCGTCTACACGCAGAGTCAGTAACTGGACGTATGGGTTATGCCGCAGGTTATAAAAAAGATATTGAACTAGAGATGTTAGATCCGACTGGTGTTGTTGTTGAGAAATGGATACTTCAAGGTACCTTCTTAACTAATGTTGATTTTGGGTCATTAGAATACAGTGATGATGAAATTGCAGATATCTCAGCTACATTAAGAATGGACCGTTGTATATTGGTTTACTAATAAAAGCTATAAGTATTGTAAAATATATAAAAGGGGTTGTGATTCACAGTCCCTTTTTTAATTATAATAAATTAATCGTTAAGTAATTTACTATGCTTAGTGATAAATTTATTAACTCTCTCTACGAGTACATCATTCTCTTTCATTTCATGTTCCCAGATAACCAATAATGTATACTTATGATCAAACTTAACTAGTTTAACTTTATGTTTATCATTCTTAAGGTTAGCTCTTTGAAAAGCATATTTTGCTTCTGGGTTATGTTGTTTACAGCAATGATAGAAACAACCGTGAGTTTCAACTATTATATTATGATCAGTTAAAAGAAAATCGAATTCACGTTCCTTAAAAACATAGTGCTGTTTAAATTTTATACCCAATTCCGTAAGTATATCAGCAAAAGAAGTCTCTAATTTAGAAGTACCATTCATCTTTTTTCTAACTGAACGCATTTTATTTTTCTTTTTAACTTTCTTTTTAGCCATATACTCTTACTTTTAGATAAATACTATATTTTTTATACAAACTAAACTTTATAGTATTTATAAAAAGAGTATTATTAAACAAATTAAATAAAATATGGAAAACTCAGAACAACAAGTTTATTTTGAACCAGCTCATGATGTTATTGAACTACCCTCTAAAGGTATGTTTTATAAAAACAAAAAATCATCTGTTAAAGTAGCCTACATGACGGCCTCAGATGAAAACATCCTAACTTCACCAAACCTATTACAGAGCGGTAAGGTTTTAGATGTTTTATTAGAAAAGAAGATATTAGATAAAGATATCAAAGCTGGTGATTTATTACCAGGCGATAGAAACGCTATCATCTTTTTCTTAAGAGCTACTGGATACGGTGAAATTTACCCAGTAGAATTAACTGACCCTAAAACAGATCAAACGTTTGTGGAAGATATTGATATAAGTCAATTACCAGTAAAATCTATAGAACTAGATCCTGATGAAAATGGTGAATGTTCATTCTTACTACCTAGATCACAAAAAAATGTTAAATTTAGGTTTCTAAATGCTAATGATGATGAGAAGTTGATTAAAGAGGATCAAGTTAGAACAAAGAAATTAGGTTCTAGTGCGATATCTCAAATAATGACACTTAGACTTCAGAACCAAATAACAGAAGTAGATGGTATCAGAGATAAATCAGCTATTATGCAATTCGTAGACTCAATGTCTCCAATGGATTCATCTAGCTTTAGGAAACACATAACCGACAACGAACCAGGGCTAGATTTAACGATTAATATACAAGCTCCAAGTGGAGAGTTTTTTTTTGGTGAACTTCCCATTACGTCCAAGTTTCTTTGGCCTTACGTCTGATTATAGAAATCAGATGATGTATGAATCTTATGTCCTAGTCAAACATGGTAATTTTACATATTCTGATGTTATCAATATGCCAGTATTTGAAAGAAGAAGGTTTATTGAGATATTAATGGAAGAGAATGATAAGATAAAAGAAGCTAGAGAAAGAGAGATGCAAAAAGCTAAATCTAAGAGAAATTAAAAAAACCCGCTTAACTGCGGGTTTTTTGTTTTGGTGATATTTATAAATAAAACAAAAATGAAAAAATATATTTTAACAGAATCTCAAGTTAAGTTGATTATGGAGGGGTTAAGTGAATCGAATAATGAAATAAAAAACTTCGACGATTTCTTAACAAACGCTCACGCTGAAATACACGGTAGTATGGCCAGTAGAGCTAATAAAGATGTTGATGATGCTATGAAGAATTATTTAGGTCACCATTATCAGTATAAATACAGTTTAGAGAGTGATGATCTAGTCGAACTAAATAAATTAAGTGTTATAGTCCTATCTATTCTATTCTACCTTATGAAAGAAGGTAAGATTGAAAGATTTAGAATACCCGACATAAACGTTAATCTAGGTAAAAACTATGAGTACCTTAAAAAGAACTCTGGACCAGAACTAGGTGATTTAAAACCTCTATTAAGTAGAAATTTCAAGTTAGACGTTTCTGTCGATGATAGTTTTAAACAAGATGGTTTGGTTAAAATAGTATCTAATGACGAGAGTATAGAAACTATTGTTGAAAAAGATACTAAAAAGGTGAAAACCATAACATATAATTTTTTAACAGGTAGATCTTTAGATGTGTTTTTAAACGTATTGAATAAACCAGGTAACTATAAATCAATAAAGTCGGCTATAGGTTTTGGTGTAAGACCAGATATATCAGGTAAATCACTAACCTTTAAATTTTAATAAACAGAAATGGCTCAAGGGGATCTAACTTCAAAATTCTCTGATATAATTGATCAGGTTAATGAATTAAATAAAAACGGTAATATAAGTGAGTATAAAAAGAAAAACTTTTTAACTGACTCACTAAACAGCGCCATAGATTCAGTAAATTCAAAAAAAGAAGATTATAAATTAGATCTCAAACAAGAGACATTAGGTAAATACTTTAAAAGGATTAGTAAAATAGTTAGTGATGATATAAAAAAATCTAAGGATTTTAAAAAGGAACAAAAAGTTTTATCTGAAAAAATATCTGAATACAGAGAAAAAGAACATAAGTTCAGTAAATCTGGTAATAAGAAATTAGCTAAATTATTAAAAGATAGAAGAGGTCAACTAGAAGCAGCCAAAAAAATGGCTGAAATACAGAAAAAGATAGAAAAGGAAACAGCTAAAGCGGCTGGTGGTATGGCTAAATACGGTAAAGGTGGACACCCTTTAGCTATGATAGCTATATTTGTGGGTGATAAACTACTAAGCGCAGCTAAAGGTATATTAAACGCAGCGATTAGTGTAGTAAAATTCTTAATACCTAAAAACTTCGATATATTAGCACCATACAAATGGTATTTAAAATTCCAAACTCTATCTGGTAAAATATCAGCAGACGCTGGGTTAACAGCAAGTGAATCAGGTACTTTTTTAGGTAGTTTACCTAATATAATGTTAGGTGTATTAACCGTAGGTGGTGAATTAGAAGATATAGCTAAAGTGTTCAGTAAATTTAGTTCCGTAACCAATAAAAATAATTTATTTTCCAAAGAAGAGTACACCAGAATAATAGAATTAGGTCTAGGTACAGCTCTAGGTACAGAAGGTGCCGCTGAATTTGTGGGTAACTTTAACAATCTAGGATATTCAGTGGACGAGACATTAGATTTCACGGAATATGTGAGAGATAAAGCTATGGCTATAAACCTAAACCAATATAAAATACTAAACAGTGTAAATAAAACTACTGTGGCGTTAACTGGTTTTGGTATAACCATGGGTCTAAAAGGTATGGTTAATTTAGTAACTAAAACTGAGAAACTAAGGTTAGACGTTTCTAAATCCGTAAAAAACTTTGCCGACGCATTTAAAAACCCAGAAATCGCAGTTGACGTAGCCGCTAAAGCTAAATTACTCGGAGGTAAATTCGCTTTTTATTTTGGTGACCCTTTTGTGTTAATGGGTAAAAGTATATTAGAACCAGAACAATTAACAGCAGACTTAATAGAATCGCTAAAAGACAAAGCTTTCAAAGGTAAAAACGGTTTTGAAATATCACCAGCAGATCGTGAGATAATACGTAATCTAGCTAGTGCATTAGGTCAAGACTCAGAAGAATTATTTAATGTAGCGATAGAACAAGGTAAAGATTTAGATAAGATAAAAGCTTTAGAGAAGAGAGGTATATTTGAATTAAATATAGGTGAAGAGAAATCAGAACTACTTAAAAATTTAATGACCTTAAATGAAGACGGATCTTATAATATAAGACTATCTAACGGAGTAACCCAAAGGTTATCCGAAATACCTAGCAACGTTAGTATATTAAAAACGATTAACCAAGAGAGAAAAAACAAAGAATCAGCCATAATGAGGAAAAATCTAGCTGAAAGGATAAACATGGTTGTTGACAGATTTATGATCGGGTTTTCCGAAGTATTTGTTGTATTAGATAAATATTTCACTAGTAATAATACTATTCAAAACTTAGATAATTTAGTTAAGTCATACAGTGATGGTTTGGTTAAATTCATAACAGGTGGTTTTGATGGGGAATGGGGAAAAATAATGAAAAGAGCTACCTCAGTTGTTAATAGTATGTTAGATAAATTATTATATGTATGGACTGACCCACAAAAAGGTTTTACAAAAATATTATCCGATTCAATAGATATAATACAACCCTACATCATAAAACACTTATTAAAACCTTTAGAGTTCTACTCAGGTAAATTAATATACTACATAGGTAAAGTTATTCAAGAAAAAGTAGGTGTTGGTGGTCAATCGTTAATGAAATCTGGGTTAGAAATACAATCCGAAGGGTTAATGGGTGCAGGTCAAATGTTCCAAGATAAATACTTAAATGGGTTAAACAATGATATAGAAGCGTATAACAAAGATTATAGCTCAGCTGACCCTACGGGTAAATTAGTTAAAATGGGTTTTACTACAGTAGAAGGTGTTGGTAGAAAAAAATTAAAAAGAGTACTGGTGAAAAAAATAACCCAATCTGGGGCTAAGGGTATAGCTAAATCTATGTTAAAAACTGGTGCCAAGCAAGTATTAAAAAAAATACCTCTCATAGGTTTAGGTATAGGTATATTCGACTCTATATGTTATGCTGTTGAGGGTAAATGGGGTCAAGCTGGATTAGCGCTGGGTGGCGGTATAGCATCAACAGTGTTTGGTATAGGTACAGCCATAGCCGTAGCTACTGACGTAACCAACTTAGCGATAGACGCAACCCAAGATTACAGTGTTGACGAAGTAAATGTGAATGATGCTATAATAACTAAAGAAGGTAAATTAACCAAAGGTAAAAAGGGTTACGCTTTAGATTATATAAATCAATTAACTAACAATAATATTGGTTATAACAGTAATCAATTTAATATAGTACTTAAAGGTAAGATAAAAAATATATACAGAATGGGGTATACAAATGACAATAGTGTTGATGAGACAGTTATTTTATCATCCAAAATGATACTACAACAAATGATAAATAATTTAAGTTAGATACAATTGTAAAACAATTTCTTTTGTATTTATACTTAAAGAATATATACTAAATTTAATATATGGCACAAACCGATTTCATAAACGATTTAAAAAATGCTGCTGAAGCCTTAAATAAGGCTAGGAAAGATGGTATAATAGATCAAAATACTCAGGAAGAGCAAATGAACCGCATGTTAGACATGCATGATGCCATTATATCTAAAAAGAAAGAAGGTTTTCAATGGGATTTAAAATCAGAAACCATAGGTAAAAACATAAAAAGGTGGGCAAAGGGTAAAGTAGATGACGCTAACAACCTAAAAAAAGTTAAAAAGCAATTAGTTAAAGAGGATAGAGCCATAAATAGAATGGTTAAACTTGAGAAAAAACTAGCATCACAATTAACCGATGAACAGAAAAAACACCTAAAAGGTAAGATAGAACAAGCTAAAGTAGAAAAAGGTATATCAGATGTTAACTACAAAATGGCTAAAGCATCTAGCAGTAAACTAGGTGGCGTCATGGCTGGAGTTAGTAACTTTGGTAGTATAGCGAGTAATTTATTAAGTCCATTAAGCGGTATATTTAAATTAGCTTTATCTATAGGTACCGCATTATTTAAAACTATATTCCCTATAGAGAAGGCTTGGAAAATGTTCCTAAATATGCAGTCAGCAGTAGGAGGACTTTCAGCGGATATAGGTTTAACAAATAATGAGTACAGAAAACTCATTATGAGTATGCCAACTCTATACAACGATATAGTTGGTTACGGTGGTAAGATAGAAGATATAGCTACTATAATAAAAGGTTTCAGTGAAAACACTGGTAAAAATCGTTTATTTAGTAATGAAGAAATAGAGGATATAGTTAAACTAGGATACAGTACTGGTCTAGGAGTTCAGGGTGTAACAGACATGGTTAGTGAGTTTGATAACTTAGGTTATTCATTAGCCGACACAATGAAGACAGCTGATAAAGGAAGGAAAGTAGCTACTAAATTTAGTTTAAATCAAACCAAACTACTAAAAACAACTACAGATGTAGTTAAAAATTTAACTGGTAGTGCATTTGGTAGAAGTGTTGAAGATTTAACAAAATTATCGGCAAAAGCACAATCACTCAGATTTAATTTAGCTGAATCGATTAAATCATTTAAAGATTCTTTCTTTAGTCCAGAAAAAGCGGTTGAAGCGGCAGCTAGAATACAGGTTTTAGGTGGTGAGATGGCACAACAATTTGGTAACCCATTTAATTTAATGTATGAATCAATGAACAATGCTGATGGCATGGCCGAAAGATTGATTAATACTGCTAAGAATATAGCTACTAAAAACAAGAATGGTCAATTTATAATACCACCAGCTGAACGTCAGATATTAAGAGAACAGGTTGAAGCCTTAGGCCAAAACTATGACGAAGTAGTTAACGCTGGTATAGAACAAACTAAAACACTAGATAAATTAACTGCATTGAATAAGTCAGCTGGTTCTTTACTAAACTTTAATGACGATGATCAACAAGCTTTAGCTAATCTAATGACAATGAATAAGTCTGGTGCTTATGAGATAAAAATGCCTAATGGTGTCAAAAAATTAGTTAGTAATATAACTGGTGAGGATCAATTAAAAAACATACTTTCAGCTAGAAAAGCTAATGAATCCGCTGCACAACAAAGACTTAACTTAAGTGAAAGATTCTCTATAGTTTTAGACAGATTTGCGATAGGTTTAACACCATTATTCACTCAATTAGATAAATTCCTACAAGACGAAGGAACTCTTAAAAAAATAGAAGATTTAGGTGACGCTATAGCTAATCAAATGATCCCTTTTATAGATGAATTATTTAAACCAGACGGTACACTAGATACTGGGTTAAAGTTTTTCTTAAATGATTTTAATAAGTTTTTAACAGACGCCAAAGGGATTATGGATGGTGAAGGTAAATTCTTTACTAAAATAAAAGATGTTATGTCCAGTATGGTCGGATTTATCGCTCAAACCATACTACCATACGTACAATATATATTCGGTAGTATATTTTCTGCGATGAAAGACATACCAGTAATCGGTAGTTCTTTAGGTAATACAGGTCAAGAATTGATGGCTAAATCTTTTGTAACTAACGGTAAAAGGAACGAGGGTATCATAAAAATGGCTGGAGGTGATGAAGCCGTAAGAGCTAAAATGATGCAAGGAAATGTAGCCAGAGCTGAAAATAATGATACTGGAGCTGGTACATACGCCTCAGCAGCAGCTATTGGTGCGGCAGGTGGAGCGTTATTTACACCAATAGGAGCTCTTATCGGTGCAGCAGGTGGTCTAATAACCGCTGGGATTAAAGATGCTTTTTTCGATGACGATGAAGTTAAGAACACATACACTTTACCACCACCACCGACAATAGAATCAGCGCAAGATGCCATGGTGTATTCCGATGGTAGGATAATAAAAGGTTCTAAGGGTGATGCGGTTGCATTTATAGATGAAATGGCTGCAAGAAACACGTATTCATCTAACGGATCAAATAATAACTCGACTATGGTAGTTAACGTGTCTGGGACAATAGAGCACGATACACCTAATGGATCGAAAACCATAACAGCTGAAGAATTATATGCATCAGACCCTCAAATGTTTGGTAAATATATAGAAGCTACGATGGCCCAACAAAACCAAGGTTCAGCAAACTACAGAGTCAGTTTTGGGGTTTCACCGATTAACAATATATAAAAATTAATAAACTTATAATATATGAGTCTTTATAATACTTCAGAACAGTTTAGAAACGAAATACTAAAACTAAACCTAAAAGCAACACCAGATGTTGTCACAGGGTTAGTTAATTTAACTAATTCAGTAACTGTTAACGCATACCTAGGTTCTTTAGGTCAATATGCCCCTATAAACGATTACAAGGTTCTAAACCCAGGTGATGTCGATACGGATGGTATACCAACTAGGAAATCAGTGTTAAGTAGAACATTAAACACACCAACAGACATATCTACTGGTTTAAATGATTTAAATAGTAACCAACAATACGTTGCTAATATAGTTAACAGTAAAGGTGAGCTAACCGTAATAAATGATTATACCAATACAAATCCAGGTGACGTATTAACAGACGCTATCACACCAAGGATATTAGATATAGGTAAAAATCTAAACACCCCATCAGATATAACAAGTGGAGTGAATAATTTATCAGCTAACACAACTGTAGCGGCTCAATACCTATCTGGTAGAGGAGCTTTTAGTGTTATTAATGATTTTAACGTTATAAATCCTGGCGATGTATTAACAGATGCGGTAGCACCTAGAAACTTAGATTTAGCTAGAAACTTAAACACTCCATCAGATATAACAAGTGGTGTTAATAACTTAACAGCTAACACAGCATTATCAGCTCAATATTTATCTGGTAGAGGTTCATTTAGTGTCATTAACGACTTTATAGTTACAAACCCTGGTGATGTATTAACAGATGCGTTATCACCAAGAACTTTAAATTTAGCACAAACTTTAAATACTCCATCAGATATAACAAGTGGAGTAGGTACTTTAAGTGGAGCACTAGCAGCCCAATACCTATCTGGTAGAGGTGCTTTTGCACCAATAAACACATCACCTAATATTAACCCAGGTGATGTACTAAGTGACGCAATAGCCCCAAGGACTTCTAATTTCGCTAGAGCACTAAACACCCCAACAGATATAACAGCTGGTATCAACAATCTTACTGGCGCTTTCTCTGCTCAATACCTATCTGGTAGAGGGTCCTTCAGTGTTATCAATGATTTCATTAACACTAACCCTGGTGATATAGTAACGGATTCTGTAACACCTAGAACAAACAACTTTAATAGAACACTAAACACCCCAACAGACATAACTGCTGGGATAACTAGTTTAACTGGTACACTAGCAGCCCAATATTTAGCTGGAAAAGGTATAGATACAGTAATTAACGATTACTTAAATACGAATCCTGGAGATGTATCAGCAGACGCTTTAATACCAAGAACATTAAACTTAAATAAAAGTTTAACCACACCAACAGATATAACTACTGGGTTATCAACCCTAAGCGGATCTTTCGCAGCACAATACTTAGCAGGTAGAGGAACACCTACTATCATAAACGATTTTAATGTTATAAATCCTGGTGACTTAGTAAACGATGCTTTGTTACCTAGGACGATTAACTTAAACATGACTTTAAGCACTCCTACGGACATAACTAGTGGATTAGGTACACTTACAGCAAACGCAGCCTTAACAGCCCAGTATTTAGCTGGTAGAGGTTTAGATACGTCTATAAACACATTCTCTAATGTGAACCCAGGGGATGTACAGACTGATGCGTCACCATTAAGGTTAAGTTTACTAGGTTTAAACTTAGTTAAAGACCCTAACGATGCTACAGATTCCTATACATTAGCAAATCCTGGAACTATACCAATTGGTTCAGATACTATAATAAACAACTACATAGTACAAAACCAAAATGAGTTAACACCTTTACAGATACAATACTTAAACGCTAACGCTAAAAACCTGTATCAACCAGAATCTACTGTGGTTTACGATATATTAGCTGATTTAATATTAAACCAATCACCTAACACACCTCAAAATCCTTATTTAACAGAAGATAAACTAAATAATTCAGATCCTACAGATTTAGTTTTAGGTGATTTCTTAAACACACCTACAGCCTCAACACCTTTGAGTGCTTTACTGGGTGAAGACTTAAACATAGCCAATCTATTAACAGAACCAGGTCTTAAAAACGATACTTTATTAGCACAAATAGGTGCTATAGAATTAAGATTCCATTTAGAAGCTAGATTAGCATCTAAATTAGCGGCCGAAGCTCTAGGTTTAGTAACATTCGATGAAATGTTAACTAATCCATTAAAAATAGCTGAAGCTTTAAAAAACCCATCATCTATTTTAGAAAGAGGTAATGCGGATATAACCACCTTTAAAGGTGGTCTAGGTAAATTAGCTAGTTTCGTCTCAGACGTCACAGGTTTAGGTGGATTATCATCAGCTTTCTTTCCAGATGATTCTGTACTATTAAAACCGACTGGTTTACCTGATTATGACTCTGACCAAAAATTAGACTCTAGAGATGAGGAAAGGTTAAGAGAAACTGGTAAAGGTCAAAGATTCATGACTTTCTCCAATTTAACACTAAACAAATATTCACCAGACTATATACCAGACTTAACTAATAGTTCTGGTAGAAGAACATATAAAAGATTAAGAAAAGGTAATGATTTTGATCCATCTTTAGATCAAACATATATGGGTACCTCAACATCTAGGATATTCAACTTATTAACGGATAAAAATGGTAACCAAGTAACCTCTAGCAATAGATTAACTACAGAGTTAACGACTAGAAATGGAACGGTTGGTTACTATACAGAACCAGGTGTTGAAGACGTATCTAAATACGGGTCATTACAAACTACCTTCATATGGAGAGGTGGTACAGAAGAGAAATACTGGGACCCAACCATAGGTGCTTTTAGTAGCGGTAGTGGTGACGGAGCCGTAGACTTTAAATGGGATAGGAACTTAGAAAGAGATAACTTATCTAAATCTAGACAATTTAGAGGTTCATCTATAATGAGTAAAACTCAAGAATTACTTAACGATAGTGACGTAAATGTTATATCTAGATCGATAGATCAAACTAAAACAAAGTTCTATGATGGTTACAACTTCAGCCCTAAAGGTAGTGGAGTTATATCACCATTTAAAAAAGCTAGATTAAATAAAGACGAAGAAGTAATAGGTTATGATTACCTAGTACCAGGTTTAGATGCCGCTGGAAATAGAGTAGATAAAAAGTTATATGACGAAGTAGAACTTTGTAGAACATGGACTAAAGCTAAACCTTTTTCAAAGGTTACAGACTTAATCAGATGGAAGGAACTAAATAGAAAAGAAAGAAACTCTGTGTTAGATAGATACGGCAACCTAAATATACACCCGTCAGCCTTGAACGTAAA